TTTCTCTGTCAAGACTGTCTCCACCACCCCATGTAACTGTTTCGCTTAGGGATTGGATGTACTTACTAATTGCAGCAATAATCATTTTGGGACTCGCACCAATCGGATAAACCGCATCTGGAGCATTACCGTAGAAAGACTCTACATATGTAGCGAAGTCAACCAACTCTGCAATACTAACTTTTTCATTATTATCTAAACTCATTTTTTCTCCCTTTCTCATTGTTTATAAGTATATTATACATGTTTTAAGAACAAAAGTCAAGGCCTAAATTAACTTTTTTTGGCACTTTATGTCGCACCCTAAAATATTATCTTTTCACCCATGTCTCGAAATTTACACCAGACCAAACAAAACCTTGTTCTATCTTGTAGACTTCATAGGCCTCTAATACTGTCATAGTATCATCAAATCCATTGTCCAACATCTCAACTAATTCTTCTACAGTTTTGCCAAAGAACTTTGCACGTTTATTTAAAACTGTCATTGCACCTTTAATTTTCATTATATTTGACCTTTCATTTTAACTATATCATCTGGACGAGTAGTCATTTGCATTAACGCAAATCCCTCTTCTGCAAGAATCTTTGCATCATCACAATTTGCAAACCCTTCTTCGTCTGCAAAGTCCATGCTACTTGTGTAGTACATAGTTGCATAGTCTGGATCGATATTGTGAGTATCCATCACATATTTGAAACCTTTTGCAGTTTTGATGTTTCCAGCAATCAAGTTTCCAGCACCCTTGTAAATCTCAAGTCCACCGTTGTTCGCACTGATAAAAATTGTTTTCTCTGTCATAATTAAGTTCCTCTCTCATTGACTATACATATACTATAACTTGTTTTCACAACAAAGTCAAGGCAATTCGCTAAAAAAGGCCAAAAAAAATCCCTGTAAAAACAGGGACTTAAAAAATAATTTAATCTTTTTTTATTTTATCTTCGCCAACCATCTCTGGGAATGTCGATTCCACGAGCGATATTACCTATATCACCACGAGAAATGCCCATATCATTCAACTCTCTGTCTGTTAGACTTGAAAGTTGATTATATGTATTCCTGTCAAAAGTTGGGGTAACGCATGTTTTGAAGTTGTTGTATAAATCTGCAACAACCTCACAGAATGCACAGTAAGTTCGTGTAAGTACAGTCATTATCTTTTCAGCCTTTCCAAATCAATCATCAAATTTTTTGCTTCTTTGTGATATCCTTGTCGAGATAGTTCAGCAGCTGCTCTTGCAGTTCCTACTATCTCAGCATGATGGACAATGCTATCCCATACCTTACTTACTATGTGTGCAACCTTATCACATATGTGACAAGTTTCTTGATAAGTGTGTTTCAACACCAATCCTATAGACATTTTTCTGTTCTCCTTTGCTTCATAAGCATTACGTTATTATAAAACGACATAACATCTTCATCTTGGAGATGTTTAACTTCATTACTGTATTCAGTACGAATCCAGCGAACGATGTCGTTTTTAGGCGGTTTGTTTGGAAACATCTTTGCAAACCATTGAAAATTAGCCATCTTCTTCTCCTGTTATATTGTTTAAGTTACGAACAAACCACGCTCACAAAAGCACTTGCCCTCTATACTACGAGAACAAAATTTTGAACTTCTTCCGTGGGGGGGTCTATTCGCACATATTTATACAACTAGGGCAGTAGCTATGCCACTTTTATTAGTGTTTATTTGGAATAGTCGTTATGCGTCTGAGGAAACAGTGCCTCTTTTAGAATTTTTGATGAACCTACTCTGACATTAATAATACCATTATAGTATTCATCGGTAAGTAAGACTTCCCTGTCAAACTGTTCCTTTGCTTCTAGGTAACTTAATGCACCTCTACTATCACAATAGTGTAGAATTTCTCGTGTGAAGTTCTCCTCACCCAATTCTAAAACATCTGCATTTAAATAATCTGAAGAACCCCAATAGGTTCTCCAATCACTCTCTTTAGTAGAACGTCTTTTGTTCTTCCTACCTTTGAGTGGTGGCTTGGTAACTTTAAACCTTGCGAGTTTCTTACCAATATATTTTTTATTGTTAGTTAGGTTTGTGATAAGATAAACGAACCCCTCACAATCAAGTGGGAGTTCGTTTACTTGTTCACCTTGGAATGTCCACATAGTTACTCATCTTCGTCAAAATCTTCTAGATCATCTTCGTTATCTATATTTAGACTATCGCCACAAAAGGGGCAATGAGCAATTGGATAGAACCGTTCTTCCATATCGTGTTGTATTTTAAAGACTGCATCACAGCCTTCGCATGTAATTATTTTTATCATTAGGCAACTTGCGTTTCGTAGACATCATCCCACTTACCTGTTAATCCAGCAACCTCATATTCAGTTACTCGATTTTCAAAGAAGTTAGTATGGTCTGCACCGTTAAGTACCCATTCTAACCACGGCAATGGATTGTCCTTTACTTTAAAGTTAGGTTTCATCCCCAATTGAAGTAATCTTCTATCAGTGATATACCTTATATATGTCTTTACATCTGCGGCTGCTAAACCTTCAATGTCACCAAGTTGGTATGCCAAGTCAATAAATTTATCTTCTAACTTAACTGCCTGTCTTGCCATTTCATATATGTGACCTTTGAATTCATCATCAACAATACGAGGATGTTCTGCACAATATGCTTTAAAGAGTTTTGACACACCTTCAACATGGATTGATTCATCACGAATACTCCACTCAACAACTTTGCCCATACCCTTCATCTTACCATAACGCTGAAAATTCAACAACATTACGAACGATGCAAATAGAGCGACACCTTCATTCATCACTGCCTTTGCAAGTGACAATCCAAGTCCACGAACAGTATTCGGGTCACTGTCCATCATAAACTCAATCTTATCTGTCATCTCTTGATATTCTAGAAAGGCATGATACTCGGCATCAGATAACCCAAGTGTCTCATTAAGAAGTGCATATGCACGTTGATGAATACCTTCTCTAGTCGCAAACGAACCGAGCATATTGCGTACTTCGTTGTTTTTAAATTTAGGTATGAATTGGTCAAAATAGTTCTGTCCTACTGCTACATCAGACTGTGTAAACAGTCTTAGAATGTTTGTTATGTATTCTCGTTCTACTAGTGAGGTTTTACCAGACTTCCAATCTGAAACATCTTCAGACAAATCAAGTTCATCTTCAATCCAGTGAACCTTCTCGTGTCTTGTTGTAATCTCTACTGCCCAAGGATAGTGGAATGGTTTGTAAGTTTCTGAAAACTCCATCAACCCACCACCTTTCTTTTTTACAAACTTCTCTGCAACTTTCATAAACTGGTCGTATGTACCAATCAGTTTATCATCAATAAAGATTTGTGGAACTGAACGTGCATTAGGGACACGCTGATAGAATGCAAGACGCTCTTCCTCATTATCCATCTTATGTTCTGTGTACTCATACCCATGTGAATCAAACCAATGTCTTGCTTTGTCGCAAAATGGACAATGTGATTTACTATAAATTTCTACTTTCATTTAACTACTTCTCCTATTATTAGTTTAACCTTGACATGCAACGCATTCGTCTTGTGACTCTGCATCCATAGTTTGTGTTTCGTAATCTTTCAATTGGTCACGAGCAATTTTCTCTGAGACATTCTCTGCACGTTGTGAAGTTTCAGTTCTAAGATAATATAGACCTTTAGTACCCAATTTCCATGCAGCGAAATGACTTCTGTGCAATTCTTTCTTATCTGCACCAGCAGGGAAAAATAGGTTTAGTGATTGTCCTTGACATAAGAACTCTTGTCTATCTGCAGCCTGTTCGACTAGAACTAACTGGTCAAGTTCGATTGCAGTTTTAAATACCTCTTTAATTTTATCTGATAAGAAATCCAAATGTTGTATAGAACCACCCCTAGTAATAATATCAGACCATACTTTGTCTGTATTCTTCTTTGCTTTCTTCAGTTCTTGCTCTAGATACTTGTTTTTCACCAAGTGTGAACCAGCACGAGTACGATGTGTGTATGCATTCGCCTTCATAGGTTCAATAGATGGTGAAGTACCACAGATAATAGAACTGTTTGCGTTAGGAGCAATTGCAAGTAGATGTGCATTACGTCTACCTGTTCCACGCATGTCTGGTGCTTCTCCACGTTCAAGTCCAAGTTGAATTGATTCTTGATGTGCCTGTTCTTTAATTGTTCTGAAAACATCCCAATTCAGTTCTCTTGCTTCATGTGAATCAAAAGCAATTCTCTTACTGTGTAAAAGTGAATGCCAACCCATTGCACCTAGTCCAAGACTACGTTCTTGAGTTGCAGAATATCTAGCACGAGAAATCTCATCACCAGCATTATCAATAAAGAATTGTAATACGTTATCTAAGAAACGAGTCAAATCTTTAATTAATGTGGAGTCTTTCCATTCATCAAACTTCTCTAAGTTAACAGATGACAAACAACAAACAGCTGTTCTATCTTCTGAAGTTGGTAGGTGAATTTCATTACACAAATTAGAACCGTGTATCTTTAGTCCTTTTGCTTTCATTGTATGTGGTAATGCTCTATTCGCAGTATCAATGAAATTTAGATATGGTTCACCTGTACGATACCGTGTCTCTAAAATTTGTTGCCAAAGAGTACGAGCAGGAATAGATTCACGAACACTATTATCATGTGGGTCTTTCAAGTCCCAAATCTCTCCTCTTTCAACAGCACGCATAAAATCATCTGTGATGTTGATAGCATGGTGTAGATTAAGGTTTTTACGATTAACGTCACCAGTTGGTACACGCATGTTTAGAAATTCAATTAAGTCTGGGTGTGCAACATCAATGTATGCTGCATATGAACCCTTACGAGTTTTACCTTGACGATATGCAGTCATGTCTGCATCTACCGTATGAAGGAATGGCATTGGGCCTGGCGCTTTATCAGAGATTGCACGAACATCACTCCAGTGTCCACCAACTCCACCACCCTTAACTGACAACCAACGCAACTCAGCAGTGTGGTCGATTAGTCCTTCTAATGAATCTGGAACATATGTTAAGAAACATGAAATAGGTAATGCCTTTGCTTTCTGCCCAGGCAATGGTGCATTTGATAATACTGGTGATGCAAACATAAACCAACCCTTAGATACTGCATCATAAACTCTTTGTGCAAGTTCTAAGTCACCATTGCAATAAGCAACAGATGCTCTTGCATATGCTTCTTGAGGTGAATTTTCGGTTTCTGTACAATAATAATCCTTGAGTAGCTTATATGCTTGTTCTGATAAATCTTTGTCTCGTGTTCTGTCAATTGTAATGCCGAGGTGGTCAAGACCAGTTTCCTCAGCACTTGGGAATGTTACTACGTTCTCAAGGGCCATGTTTGCGTTCTCCTGCTGGGTTATATTTTTTTCCAAGAATTGAAAACAGTTTTTGCCTGCAATCCTTTATGGGTGTTAGTATGTATAATGTTTGAAACTTCTGCTTCTGATAAACCAGAAAGAATCATGTCGTTAATGTCTTTTTCTAAAATACCCTGTGGCCAAATACAAACGGAGTATCCTTCATCGATACACCTTTCTATTTGTTTACAGACCTGTTCATTGCGAGGTTCGTTATCTGGAACGAGTACCGCATTGTCTTTGAACTGGGGAACACGCAAATCACTTTGAGCAACTGCGATACAGTTCTTTAGAAAGAGACTGTCGATAGGGCCTTCAACAACATATATTGTTTTGTTCTTGTCAACCTTATCTAATCCGAAAATCTTAGGATGTTCTTTATCCAAGATAATAGTAATATATTTTTGGGGTTCATCCCCAAACGCCCGTCCTTGAAATGCAAAGACCTCTCCATCCTCTTTTCGAAATGGTATTAACATCCTTGGATGATCACCATCTAGTGAGGGGAACTTATTCTTTACATGTCCGTTGACGTATTCAAAAAACTTTGGACAGAAATATATATCATTCCACAGCTCTTCGCTGATGCATCTATCCAATAAAAATTTGGTAGCAGGATGATTTTTTTCTAACTGTGCAAAGGAATCGAGTTTCAGTGACTTGCGAAACACAGGTTTCTTAAACTTGAAGTCAGGCGTCTTAATGCCTGCTCCTGGCGTCTTATCACCTCGACCATTGGAAGTAAGACCTTCCTTGTACCTTTCTAGTACATATTCTTTATGTAAATTTGAATCTACATGTTCTATCAGTTTTGATAGACTAGTACCCATAGCACAGTTGTGACACTTATAGAAAAGGTCATTCTTTGTTCTGTAAACAAAACCTCTCGCCTTCGTCTTTATCTTGGACGAATCACCACAATATGGACAACTGAATTGCCACAGGTAATCTGTCTTTCGTTTAAAGTTTCGTAGACGAACTGATATAAGGGATATGTACTTAAAGTCAATATAATTCATAATATATAATATACAGGAAGTTGGCCTGTAAGTCAATAGATTTTACATTATAGTAGGTGAATTATTTCTGTAAGTGCAAAACCTACGACTATTGAGCCACCTATGATAAGGTATCTCCATTTTTCTAAAACACCAATTCTATTAGTTATTTCTTCTCGTAGAGCATTAAACTGCTCAGTCTCTTTCTTTTGATGTTCTTCCATAGCAATATGAAGTCTACGTTCCATCTCTCCCATTTGTAGGGAAGATTCTTTTGAATTTGATGTAATACGACTATGCAAATCTAGAACAGTGGTCTTAAATTCTCTCTCTTGTTCACCCAATGATTCTTCCTGCCGTATTAGTTTTTCTTCATGGACTGCCATGATAGTATGTAAAGACGTTGATACGTCAGCAATCTTTTCAATTGCAGAGTCCAATCTAACATGAATCATCTTCATGTCAGCAACCTCTCTTTTGAGTAGTTCTACTTCTGTATCTAACGTCTTTACAGTTGTCATTTTATTTCTTTTTCCTGTGTCCGTTCCATGCAACAAAACCGCCAAGTCTTAATGCCCAGAATGCAAGATAGTTTAAAAAGTGAAAGCCATTAATTTCAATATTGATATCTCTGAAAATAATGTCTGCTTCTTTTTGATTCATCATACCCCAAGTACCTTTACCTTTTCTTTTAAGTGTAGCATACTTGTAAGCATAATCATGTACCAATCCACCCATAAGCAATACGCCTACTGGTGATAACCATGTGTGTAAGAACTTTGGTATTGATGCTCCGTCAAACTGGAATCCTTTAGGGATTACATATTCAACTCCGTCCAATGTGAAGTGAAAGTCTTTTGCAACAACCCAATGTCTACTACCAGTAAACCACATCCAGATTGCACCCCAAAAACCTTTTCCTTTGGTTGCAATTGGTACTGGCATCATTTGTGGCATCTCTTTATATTCGAAACCACATCTCTTTGACTTATTATCTACACCACACAAATTAATAATGAATCCGACAATGATAAGAATTCCTACCACTGTGAACTGCCACCATGTCATAAGTTGGTGGACAATTAAGTCCCATGTTATAAGTTGTAAATATTCCATTTACTCTTCTCCTGTTTTTATGTCATCCTCAACTTCTGTTGGAGCGACTGCCTTCTCATAATATACAATAATCTGTTTTTGTTGTTCTATGTATCTTCTAAGTTCTGCAAAGTTCTTAGAAAGATTTTCATAGTCTTTCACACTTATTGCGATATATGAGTCTGCACCGTTCTTATCCGAATATTCCTTTACAAATTCTTCAAAGTTATCTTCGGGTGAAACAACATAAATCTTAACATCATTCAATCTAACTGGTTTTGGATGTTGCACTACAGGGATAGTTTTTTCAACTATCTTTGTTTGTATAATAATTTCTGGTTCTTGTCTAAATGTTGAACAACTACTCAGTAGTAGCGTCATCACTAGTAAGAGACTCAAGGTCATCCCATAGTTTATCTGTCGCATTTTGCATCCTCTTTTCAATCAATCCTGGCTTCTTATTTGCAAGGTGTGTTAGATTGTGTTTATTTAAAGTATCACGCAACTCATCTCCATACTTCTCTGATTTGCGTAAGTTCGCATTGAGTTCTGAGTTCAGTTCATTCAGTCTTGCTGAATCCTGTCCCATCTTCTCAATAGTCGCCTGATTAGTTTCATTCGCAACTTCTAATTTTGCATTATTGTCTCTTAGTTGAGCAATAGTATTTTGGGTGGTGTCGTAATAGTATTTTGCACCATACGCTGCACCACCCAAGATACCTACAATAATAATTATTGCATATAATTTAATCATTCTTAGGCGCCTTTGTACCAAACTTTCTTTCGTATGATGGGTCATTTGCATATTCATTTGCCCATCTGTTTTCAGTGAATGTTGCGAAGTCAATTAAGTC